TCCTCTTTCTTTTTCAATGAATAACCACCATCAGGCAGTTCTTCCCAAATTACAGTATCACCTATATCCCAACCAACTTGGTTAATACAATCTGGCGGGAATTCTACAAATAGTTCTTGTGTCTTATTATCCTTCTGGACTTCAACTATCCAACTATTATGTGACAATTTCTTCATCTTCATAACATATCAATACCTTCTTCTGTAGTGTATATCACCGTTCTGATTCCAAAGTCAGCAATGCACCGTTCACAACCTTCACATGGTTTAGACATTGCATTAATATACTCAATCGACTTTGGGCCTTTCTTCTTTACTCTTGCAACATACAATGTTGCTCTTCCAAGTTCCTCTACTGGAACAGTTCGCAGTGCATCTTTAATTGCACTGGTTTCTGCATGAAGATAAATTGCTTCATCTTTTGATGCATATTTGGTTTGGAATGGGTGTGTTTTATAACTGTTCACACCCATTCCCACCACCTTGTTTTTTATGACTACTGCGGCAGCATGACGGTATGCACGAACAGGATGTTCGTTATCTGATGCTACATTCTTCAACATATCAATAATTTTTTGCTGTCGCTTTTTCATCATTAAAATCTACGAGGACGAGGACGGTATGTTCCCTTGCTCGCAAGTTCTGATACACGCTTGGTCAGCTCGATATCTCGCTTTGCCAACTCTGCGTTATCAAATTCAAGAGTTTTAATTCGTGCGGCCGCTTCATCAAGCTTTGCACGATAAAAATCTCGTTCCCTTACAAGGTCTTCACTCTGGATTGCTTCACCTTCCATCAGAATGTCTCCTTTATTAGTTTGAGAAGTTGAGTTTTGCATTTCTCTTTATCATAGTTAAGAAATGCCCCATATTTGACGATTAATCGTCTGTTATCTGTCCAAACTACATCATCCGTTAAGTCCTTATCAAATTGTTTAACAAAGTTCAGCAACCCTTGTAGGATTACCATCGTTTCTACACTCACTCTTTTAGCGAGATAGTTCCTTAATAATACAGGATGTTTCCCCTTTTGGCAAGAGAAAAGTTCATCAAAATGTGATATTTGTGAAAATAATAATCCCATATCTGTGATAAAATTGTAAGTCAATGACTGTTGATACTTAGACCAGTGTTTATAGTTTTCTTCTTTGAAGTCACCTAACCACCCTTTAGGACTACACACAAAATTACTGATAAAGTAACTTTCTGTAGACTCACCATATTTTCTGGCTACTCTTGCAAAGAAACTTCTGTCTTTTCGTTTTAAGAACGAAGCCTTAGTTGCAGATGTTTTACCACCATATCTGGTGTAATCGTATTCTGTGGTGAAATGAAGTTTCAACCCCAAATACATCTGATAGGCTTCCCATGCTTCCATGAAAAATTCCTTAGATTGGTAGTGTCGCTACTTTTGGAAGATAATTGAGTTCCCTTGCGTCTGCTTCTATTTTTTCCTTCAAGGGTTTTGAGATGAGAGGAGCGATTGCATCTGGCTCCATTTGATGTTTTTCACAATAGTCTAGAACTGCTTCCATATAACTTACTCCACCATTTTTCACCATTTCTTCAATCATCATTGCAAACTTTTTTGGTGTCATCACTGCCAATTCTTCTAGATTCATAATATTCCTTTCAAAATGATAAGGGGCAGGGCGCCCCACCCCCTATCCTAATAATGCAGAGCACTCAAATACAACGAGTGTTGCAATCTCTTTAGTCTTGTTTTGTTACGAACTTGTAGAGGTCTTCTGCCTGTTTCATGATTTCAGAAGGTGTATACATTTTAGGTGTATACTTCTCAATAGTTGCAACCAAGTCCTTATTATGCTCTTTAGCATTTTCAACCATAGTCCAATATTGCTGTTGAGCCATATCGTACTGACGGTCACATAAGTCTTTCGCCATTGCTAGTACATCGAACCGTAGTTCAAATGGATTTTTGTTAGACATAACTTTTCTCCTTTGTGTGTTGTGTCATGTGTGTTAAAAGAAAATCAATCACCATTTCATTCTGAAGAATTTCATAGTGGTTGGTCTTCAATGGAATCATGTCAACATCATCACGACAAGTCATACTTGCATATGTGACGATACCGTCATTCTCCCCTAATAACCAAGGAACATCCCCTACCGTAGTAACGAACTGTGTCCATGGCTTCTTTATACTTATCTGTCTAGACTTAGATATGAAATTACTAATTGGTGTTATATCCTTAAACAGTTGATAGTTGGGTAAGAACATATTTGTCCAATACGCAACCTCACTTCCGTTAAAGGGTGTAGATAAACTACAAACACCTTTTGTTAATCTCTGAAATCTATCCTGTAAATATACAGCATAAATCCCACCTAAACTATGACAAACAAAGTATAATTCGTCATCAACTGTTGACAGTGTTTCTACCATCTTCCCCAAGTTTTGGTGTGCCGGTAGGCATCTGTCATAATCTAAATTGATTACATTCTTGCAATTCAATCTAGACCTAATATAGGCAAAACTTTGTGAAGAAGCAGTTGCACCATGAATAAAAACTGTATGCAAATTGCTCTCCGTTAAAGTGGTAGGTGATTCTGTTGCCAAGTTCACCCACCGAAACTCCGTTACCTAACTAGGTTAGGCTGCAAGTGCAAATTCGTTATCGTTTGCAGTTACTTTAGTTGACCGATACGAGGTCATCCGACTGACTCCACTTTCCTATTACACCCTGTCGAACCTGTTCATCCCCATCATAAGCACACTCCGTAAATGTGTTTATGGTGGAGATGGGCGGAATCGCACCGCCGTCCAGAATGTCGTTGAATTGCTTCAACGCCAGTAATTTATTTATACTATGTTTTCACGCCAATGTCAACAAGTAATTCTAAACCTTTTCCAGTTCCAAGTATACAAACCTGTTCTTCTGAAAGATATTCAACCAGTGTCCAAGAGGTTGTTTCTTTATTAAAGAAAATAAGTGTTTGTGCTTTCATGTATTCGCCATTCGTTCCCATTACTATACCGTTCAATAGAACTATTGGTTTTTCTTCATACTTTGCTATCAGTTGGAAAAACTCTTCTGGTTTAGAACATTGTACAGGTTTGTTCTGTACCTCTACAGCAAAAGAATTATGCGGTAGCGCCAAACTCAGTAGTAGCGATATCACCGCCAGTTTGCGTATCATTTTCTTTCTCCCATTCGGAGACAAACTGTTCGATGGTTTCAACAAGTTTTGGCAAGTATTCGTGCTTCTTCTTGATGAACTCTTGAACCTGTCCATCTTCTGTTACCACAAGAATAACTATCTGTTCAATTGGAGTACCAGTTCTTTCTTCAAACATTTCTGCATATGCAGAAGCTTGAATGTAGTATGATTCATTATAATCATCATTGCGTTCTGAACGAGAAGTCTTGAAGTCGATGATAGATGGTACACCTTTGTATTCTGCAATACAGTCTACCCTACCAGCAACTCTGTACTTGTCGCTCCACAATCCACATTCTTGTGCGTATATATTATTTATATTTGTTGTAAGAACAGGTTTGAGTTGAGAGAACAAACAGTAAGGAAGGAACTCACGAGCATCTTGAGTAACCTCTACGTTGTTTAGAAAGTCTTCGCACATCTGGTGAACTTTTGTTCCACGAGATGCGGCCGTGCGAGAGATGTAATTTGCAACATCTTCTCCTACACGTTTACGCCATTCTGCTAGTCCTTCCTTACTGCGTACTGAGAGAACTGTTGTAATTGATGGATAAATGCCACCCTCAGGCGTCACATAGAAACGCTTGCGATTGACAGTCTTAGTTGATACCTCTGGTATCTCTACGGTTTTGTGTGTAAACATAATTTAATCCTTGCACTTTTAACATATTATAATCAATTTACTAGGTAAAGTCAATAGATTTATCGACCTTGGCCACGATATCGTTTGAACGACCTTTTCTTATCCTTGTTCATAGAAGCAAATTTTATCATACTCATTTTGCCACTGGTAGAACTTTTCTTCACCATCGGCTCATGAACGTGAACCGATGCACCACTAGATTTTTTCGCCATCTTCTTGTCCTGTTTTTATTTTGCTAATTAAGTATTCCTTCACCATGCCAGAACGTACAATGTCTCCCAAGTTAAATTCAATGGTAGAGAATGATTGCATTCTTTGTAGAATTTTCATGAAGTGTTGTAGTCCTTCTTTTTCTACAGTCTTCTGCAAGTCACTCTGAAAGAAATCGCCACAGAACATAATCTTTGAATCCATACCGACACGAGTAATAATTGTATCTAATTCATGAAAGTTGAGGTTTTGTGCTTCATCCACAATCACAATAGCGTTGTCTAATGTAATACCACGCAAGAATGATGTAGTAAGAAACATCAACGAACCTTGATTCTTTAGTCTGTCATAAAGAATACTAAACGCCTGTTCGTTGGGTTGCTCAAACATGAACTTAACCATATTTTGATATGGTACTTGAAACAGTGCAGTCTTGTCTTCTTCATCGCCTGGCAAGAAACCAATTTCACGAGTTGGTACTGCACTACGAACAAGATAGACTGTATCAAATTTTGTTTCGTTTCTTAAAACCTCTTGTAATGCAAGATAGAGAGTTACGAATGTTTTACCTGTACCAGCAGCACCATACAGAAAAAGATTCTTACCAGCCTTGTAATCTTGAAATGCTTTCTTTTGATTATCTGTTACTGGATTTACAGTGACCATCTGGTCAATTCTAATATCTTTTGCTTTTGCCATTATTATAGTACCTTATGTTTTTTCAAAACTTCTCTTGTTTTAATTTCTTTAGTAGACTTTTTACCGTATCTCTCGGCAAATGGTGAGCCTGGATGTGCTTCTGCAATCCTAGACATATTCTCTTTCCAACCATCATCATTTCTTACACCACCTTGGCCGCCTACAATCATAGGTGCGCCTGTGATAAGTTGTTTGATATGGGGATTGTCTTTCATGAACTCATCTCGTTCAGAGATTCGCATCATGCTTTCAAACACCTCGCCGGTGTTTGTATCTTCAAATGTATATGTTGGCATAATATCCTCAATTAATTTTCATACATCTATTTATCACGTTTGATATATGCACTTCTATCTTTAGAAACAATAAAACAATCTGCTTGTATTTGTTCAATCAGTGAATTGATGATATGAATATCAACCTTTTTTTCTCCGTACTTCAACTCACGCAACTTATCGGCATCCCTTTTGATACTGTCAATCTTATCACACAATTCACTTATTTTATGTAACATAATTCGCCTCATACCAATCAGGAACATTTCTGTTTTTCCATGTTGCTAAATGTTGTTTGTATTTTATATAGTAATTTCTATAGGCCATAACAGAACAATCTTCTTTTACATCATCAGGCATTGCCTGAGTTGGTTGTGTCAAGTACCCTACTGAAATGTTCTTTGGTGGTGTTCTAAGAACATCTATGTAACCCTCACACGCATGATGTTTACCATAACGATAAGTGTATTCTTTAAGAAGTTCCATCCACAATTCAAACAACCATTTATAGTTGTTGTTACTAGAACGAGCCCAAACCGCAGATGGGTGATTGATATGAGATGCTTTCATCAACCCCCCTTCCATAACAGGGTCATCCATTTTCCATCGTTTGATTTTACGTCCGTTCTTGGTGAGTCCATAATATTCGTGACCATCTAGAACACGATGTGCAGTAGACATTAACTGAGCATATTCGATAACCATCTTACGAACATGAGAATCATTATGCATTGTTGCACATTTATCAACATAATTACTCAAATAAAATATATTCATCAATCCCACCTATAAAATATATGGTCTTCAATTTCAATAGTTTTAGTCTTTGTTTCTGCCCATGCAGGCCGTACATAATCTGCATGATAGTGTGTAGCACCTTCTGTAATATCTAATACCTTTATGCTACCATCAATAATATGATAAGTCAATTGATAAATTTCTTGAAATCGTTTTTTATTGTGAATCTTATCTGATTTGCCATCACAATACCAACTGAACTGGCAACGATTACGAACTGGAATCATTTCACCAGTTCCTTTCCAACTAGGACGATGCGGCCCATCATACACCACATCACAAATAGTGTTTGGAAAACGATGGTCATTAACACGATTGATTGTTACAGAGATAACTGCAAGTTGCCCAGCCATTGGTTGATTTCTTGCTTCATGATATACATTCTGGGCTAAACAGTGGGATTGTTGATTAACATATTCATCTCTCTCTCCTTGAGTAAGTTCATCAGCACCAGCTGGTGTACCTACCGTCAGAAAAGATGCGAACACAATTTCTAGCCATGCCATAGGATATTCTCCTTAAAATGGAATGTCGTTTAACTCTTCTTCTTGTTTTTGTAACGACTGTTGATATGCAAATTCTTCATACCCATCAGGATAGGTATCGCTATTTAGAATTTCCTTTGCATATGTACCAAAAGATGCACCGAACTTTTGAACTGATGCATCAACGATAAATGCGGGCGACTTGATTAGTTGCCCGTCCTTGTCATAGAAGTCATAAACAAATTGTTCAACATCCATGAGCATATCTTTCACTCTACCCATTATACAATCTCCTTAAAACCACAGAAGTCAACTTTGTACTTCTTGTTACCAAATAACATCTGGTCATTCGTAGAAGTAGACCTTAGACCGTACTCAACACCGTCAACCACTTCAAGTGGAGCCATAACAGTAATGTCTTTTGAGTAGTCACCGTTCTGAATGGTTTTACCATCGAACTCAAAGGTTTCACCTTTTGACCATGAACCTTCTAGGTTTTGTGTTCTGAAATAAGCGTACTCAAGTGCCTCCATTGCAGGCATGGTAGCTGGAACATCCACAAACGCAACTGTTCGTGGAGAGTCTTCAAACGCAGTATGAATAACTGCAACTTGGTTTGTTTTCATTATATAGCCCTCTCTTCAAAAAGTCTATCAACTAAGTCAATCACTAGATTGTCTATCGCATTACTACCCGAAACTTGTTTCTCTTCAAGGGCAGTAAGAAACTCATCAACAGTCATAGAAGACACCTCATCGTAGAGGTTTTCTCTAAAAACTGTATTCACATCACAACTCATAATATCTCCTTTTCTCACTCTATACCTATATGTTACCAGAACAAGAGGGAAATGTCAAGCACTTTTTATAGAATATTTGAATCCCAAATCAAGTCTGCGTACTTGTCCTGTAGGCGGTAAGCTTCCTTTTCCCAAGGTAAATCGTAGTATTTTGTATTACTCCGAACTTGGGTCTTTTTCCATCGTTTGCCGTAACTGTCCATTTCATTATATGCGTACTGTTTGACATGAATCATCTCATGACAGAGTGTAGAAACAAAGTCACGCAATGGTAGGTCTTTACTAATTTCCAACTCAAACTCACGACCCTTTTCATCAGCCATCAAACACCACCCATAGGCATCGCCTTTGAGTTTTTTGATTTCAACACTGATATCAAGGGTTCTTATACGAGGCATGAGTTCGCTAATCATCCTTTTGACTACCTTTTCGGCAATCTCTCGTTGGTGTTTTTGTCCACCATATACATCAATAGTATTCATAGGAATTTCCCATATCTCTCATCTTGTATATATAGGCTACCATGTTATGAGAACAAAGTCAAGCGGTTTTTAGATAAAAAAAAGCCCTTGTAAATCAAGGGCTTAACCCCCCTCGGAAGGAAGGCATGGTGAGAGAAACATTGAGAGAGAGTCGAGAGAGAGGTGTCGCCCCCACCATGTAAAGCTATAATAACCGATAGGTTATTAAATGTCAACACATTTTCAGTGCTAATTCTGTAGTTTCTTTGACCCTACGAGTCCACCCTTTTCCAAAGGTAGCAAAAGTAGAGAGTTTTTCATAGTACCCTTGACGAGCTTCTTGATATGCTTCGATAGTCTCTTCTAGACCATGTTCCTCAACATATGCATTTACCTTTCCAAGAGTGCCAGGGCCGATAGCACCGTCAGCGCCTGCACCTACAAGATTCTGTAGATACTTCGCAGCTCGTCCAGTACCAGCATTAACGCCAAAATCAAATACGCATAAATCTAAACCAGCAGGCAAGTCATCGCCCTTTACTCTGTTCCAGTATGACTTCTCGTAAATTGGTGCAACGTCATCGACAGTCAAATCTTTCATGTCTTTAGTTCCACCGTGTTCTTCGTAAACTCTTTTAGTAACACCCAAGTTGGTTTCGCCGCCTGGGTCTTTAGGGTGGTTTACATAACCGCCTTCGTGGTGGAGAATAATCTCCAAACAATGTTTGAAATTGTCAGCCATATTAGTTCCTTGTAAAGTTATCGTTCCAATTGAACGCTTCTTTGACTACATCTTTTGACAATCCTTTGTACACTTGATGTAGTTTCTTATCCTTAGCATCAATAACTAATTGTGCCTCAGAAAAATGTAGACCTTCTAACATTTGAATGAATAGATTCTCACGTTTGAATTGTGGTAAAGAAGCATCACCACCTCTCACGAAACGATAGAGTTTTTTAGATTCTCTACGCAATGAAGTATGTTCAGTTCCTTCTGGTGCTTCGTTCTTTCTATATGGAACTTCACCTTCTGGTATTAACCATTCAATGTTAGGGTCAAAGGAAGATTTGATTACCATACGCAAACCATCACAGTCATACTGTCGTAACAGTTCAACCTTCTTTTCCTTTGTCTTTGCGTTATGGACTTTCTTTAGAACCTCAGAAAGTAGAGGTGTATAGTTATCAGCCATGTTAAAAGTCTCCAATGTCATTCATGAGATTTCTCAATCTCTTTTGTATGAAATAATTTAGTAAATTTGCTCTTTCACCTTTTGGTGGATTTTGATATTCAACCAAAATCCTATCCTTCAAATCACTTGGAATGAATTCCAAATCAATCAAAGTTTTGTTGCGTTGATAGTTTCTCAACATTTCATCAGAACAAAAATCTTCTGGTTCAAGGTCAACCCATGTTTCAAGTTTCTTTTTGCTCAAAGGTTTCTGACGCAACTCATCTACGAATGTATTGTCTGATGATAAGAAGTTAGGAATACCATCACTTCTATCACCTTTCAATATATGTTCCTTAATATATAGGTGTGGATTTATACCATTAATAAATTTCTTTTGTGTTGGACTAAATTGTGTGACAAATTTATGTCTCTGCAATTGTATAAAGTCCTTATCACCAGAAAGAACCAAAACCTTTTCGTAGGCTGATGGTGTCTTAGAGATATAGTCAATGATAGAAGCAATACAATCGTCTGCTTCTGCACCTTCTACTTCTAATACCTTATATGGGAAATGTTCTTTGATTTCATCACGAATATTGTTCAGAGTTTCAAAGATTAGATTCCAATCAAGCCCAGACGCTTCTCTGTCCTTCTTACGATTGGATTTATAGTTTGGGAAGAAATCTCTTCTCCAATATTTTTTGCTGTCATAACAAAGAACTAGCTCGCCATATTCCTCATAGAACTTACTACGATATGCTCGTATTGAGTTCAAAATCATATGACGAACTAAGTCTTCATCGACATCATCTTTTCGTGAACCGATTTGCATCATCAAGTTACTGATGGTGACTTGGTTCATATCAACAAGTATCATACTACTTTCACCTAATTTATTCCATCTTGTATATTACATTATATAGGTAAGAATGTCAATACATTTTTTATTTCAAAGAGCGAATCCAGATTGCAAGTTCTTGTGCTTCCATTTCTGTGATTCTGTTTGGAGGCATTGCCATACTACCCCATTTGCCTTGACTTCCATGTATGATAGACTTTGTTAAGACTTCAATACTATCATCCCTTTTTGCAACATCCTTCCATGCAGGGCCTACCATCTTTTTTTCTACATTATGACAAGCCAAACAATAATAATTGCCTGCAAGTTTCAACATTTTAGTTTTATATTCTTGTTCAAACTTATCCTCACCGTATGCAATTTTAGACGCTGCAAGATATGCTGTTACTAATGCAATCAATAAAACTATCCATCTTAATATATTTTCAAATCTCATATACGTTCCTCTTTAATAACGCAAGCCTCAAAAATTTTATGACTTACTGTTGAAGGGTCTTTCTCATCTTTCATTAACTCTGTCACTTCACTCATTAGTTCTTCTGTGAACTTGATTGCTTCTTTTGCATCTTGTTCATCACGAACATTAGGGAATGCAAAGTTAATATTATCTGGTTCAAGTCCATCATTCAAACTCTCTACAATATCTTTTGCAAGGTACGCTTTGATTTTGCAGAACTCTGGATTCTGAGCATGAACCGTTGTGGAAAGTAAAAATGTTATTAGAACAAGTAGTCTCATTTTAACCCCCCACAAATTTTTGCAATTTCTGATTCCTTGATAAACGATACATCTTTCCAGTTTACCCAATCCTCAGCGCCAGGCGGTATCCAGTGAATTTTAATCATTTCACCACGAACCGTTCCAAGTGCGAGTGTAGAAACTGATACCATAACTTGGTCAGGCCAATTTACTGGTTTACAGTCAATTGTAAGTTTTACCTTTCGCATAAAAACTTTACTGTTTTCGATTTCACCATTGATTGTCCAATATGCTTCATAGAAATTTGGTTTACCACGAACTGCTTTGTTTTCAGTTGAAGTATGAAACACTTTATCGTGTTCTTGTACAGTTAGTTCCCTAGTATCTAAGAAAGCATACGAGGGGTAACTAACTAATGTTGCTAATGTTGCAATTAATAGTTTTTTCATATACCCCTTTCTAAAGTTTGGCATTCGGTAGGGGAATCGAACCCCTGTTGCCGCCGTGAAAGGGCGGAGTCCTAGACCGCTAGACGAACCGAACACTGGAGCGGATAGAGGGAATCGAACCCCCATCATCAGATTGGAAATCTGAGGTAATACCACTATACGATATCCGCTTATTATGGTGCCCCCACACAGAATCGAACTGCGAATTGATGATTACAAATCAACTGTTATACCGTTTAACTATAGGGGCTGGTGCTACTTCTTTAATTTATCAATTGTTGCCATTAATTTTTGCATATCAAAGTTTGTGTATAACCCATGTTCATCATCATATTCTGATGTTACAAAGGCGTCTACTAATTCTTGCATTGGATGTTTTACACTCATGTCTCTATGAATAATAGATTTAATTAATTCAACTAAAAAACCAATGTCTCTAATAAATTCTGGTCTTTGAGTATCAATCTCATTCTCACCCAAATTGTGAATTAAATTTACAGTCAATCCTTCTGTTAAATGTTCTGCAAACTTTAAGTCATTATGGAGTCTGATTGCAGTATCATCAATTTTGACTTTTGGATTTACATTTTTTCCAGATGGAAAGTTGATTACTTTACCTTCATTTTCCATTTTCTTGTCTTTCCCAATCATCCATTTCCTTTGTCCATTCGCAACCAAGGTCTTGATAGTAAACCCCTACATTTCTTTTTGGAGTGCCATCTGGATTGTATGCCATGACCAAACAAATTCGTTTACATTTATGTTGTTCGTACTCACCATAGAAATCATTAATCCAATCACCGTTTCTTAGATATGTTTCCATTGCACGAATGTAACCTTCATGAGATGCAACCTTAGCAATCGCACCCTTAACATTTGCTCGTTCATCTCTACGAGCAACTGACAATAATTCTTTTTGTGTTTTAATCCACTGTTTAACTTTTTTATGAGACAGGTAGTCATCATCCCCTCTTTCCAAAACAGAGGGGTGAATTGATTTATATTCTGGGGGATTTTCTTTTAGTCGTTTTTCCCTTGCAATTGCAAGGCGCTCAGCAGCGGCCGCCTTCTGCTCTGCTGACATAGGTTTTCTTGCTTTACGAATTTTTCTTTTCGGTAGTGTTGAGTCGTTCTCAACAGTCCGGCGTTGTACCATAACTCACCTGTCATTAATATCCAAGTTCTTCTTTGCGTTTCTGCATCTTTCGTTTGAACCTACGAGTTGCAGCCGCCTTCGCTTTCCTTCTTTTTGTTCCTCTACTTTCGTAGAAGGCTCTATCTCGCAATTCTTGAAAAAGACCATCTTTTAACAATTTCTTTTTCAAGACCCGCATTGCGCCATTCACATCATCGTTACGAACTGTTACCGTCATTCCTTTTGGAAAATCGTCAGTCCTTTGTTTTCTTTTATTATTATACTTATTATATATCATTACATCCTCTATAGTTGGCCTGCCCTGAGAGACTTGAACTCCCGACCCACAGCTTAGAAGGCTGTTGCTCTATCCAGCTGAGCTAAGGGCAGATATTTAACCCAACTAGATTATTTCTTGAAAACTAGTCTATAGTATTTTCCGTTTTCAAAAAATTCTATAGAACTGTAATCATAGACTTCATATGTTTCTGTAGTATATGTAGTCTGATTCTCACAACGCTGTTCTTGTCGATACCCGACAATTTCATTCTGTTGTTTCTTACCACCGATAATTGCACCAGTAATCGCACCAACACCAGTTGCTGCTTCTTTACCTCGGCCTTTACCAACTTGGTTTCCTACAATCGCACCAACTACGCCACCGATAATTGCACCACCCTCATCGAATGTGGTACTTGAACCATAGATTGGTACATCCACAACTCTACATACCTGTTGAGTATTAGGAATTTGTTTTGTTACTGTTTTATAAAAATCTTGAACCTTTACATCTTCAGCTGCAAACGCTGGTGAACAACCAGCAAGTATTGCTATCATAGCAAGAGTCTTTCTCATTTTTTACTCCTTTATCTCCATTATAAATTTACCACTACCAAACAACTCATAACCACCAACTGCTTCAGTTATCTTTACATATGTCTCCAATGCAGAGCATAATTCTTTCGCTGCGACAATCGCTTCTTCTAAAGTCTTATATATCATCCCATACCAACTTCCTATTATCAACTAAATCACTGTATCAAACTTTTACTTCATTGTCAATAAGTTTTTGAACTTTCTGTAATTGTTTTTCTTTACCATCCCACTCAGTGATGATAAACCCATTCGCTTCCAGAGTATCCAATGTGTATTCCACAACATCATCTACTTTTTCTTTTCTGCCTTTCCAGTGTCCAAAATAATAAAATACTGCGATGACAAAGGTGGCTAAAATACTATGTTCTATTGCGGTCATATAATTACCTCTCTAGTATAAAGTAGTCTCCAAAGTATTTATCGAACACTTCAATGAGGTTTTCATAATCACCAGTTTTCATTTCGTTGCAAATGGCTTCGCCACTTAACCCCAACTGTTTTGCAACCTTGTTAGCAGTTCCCAACAAAAAGAAAGCATTCCCTTGTGGCCCTGTCAAATCAATAACAGTCTTACGACTATGCTGTTTGGTACGAATCATTCATCATCTCCTTTTCCATGTCATATTCAAACTTCCGAACTATATCCTTCTTCTCAAGAAGAAGTTTTGACAGCGAATAAAACGCTGCATACTGTTCATCTGAAGCACCCTCACTGAAAGCAATCAGTGCGTTTTCAATTACCTCAATATCACGAATCACATCATTCATCATGCGGCCTCCTTCATAACCTCTTCAAACATTTTCTGTTTGTTGTAACCCAAACCCAAACAGTAACAAACATAACCCATATCATATTCTTTGTCAAGACCCTCTGCATTGAGAATCCAACGAATTGCGGTGTTTCTGTCACCAGCACCCATCTTGATAGTGTCAGCAACTTGTTCCTCAAACCGTTCATACGCTGCCTGTTCTGCACGTTCTTCTTCTTCCATGCGTTCCTTAGCAACTCCAGAAAGAAACTCCAATTCCTTTTCCAATTCCTCATTGGTCATTGAATCGAAATCATAGTGACGGCCCTTTACACCATAAGCATCTTTGTGTATTTCATATACCATTGTGATAAGACTATCACGCTCCCAATCTTCAACTGTGAAAATGCCTTGGTCGTTCCAATACTTTATATCTTCCGTAACCATACCAGCCCAACGACCTTCCTCAGCTTCCATCCAAGCCTTTGATTTAGCGTTGATTTCTTTGATATGTTCTAGTAAAGTCATTTTTTTCACCTCTTTTCTCAATCTGTACTTACATTATATGTTATTAGAACAAGAATGTCAAGCATTTTTTAGCACTATTTTTCCCTTAAAAATCAAGGGTTTATTCAACCCTATCATGTACTGGAACTGCACCGTAGAACCTTGAACCAATCATTTTCTCGATTTTCTCACTGAATCGTGAATCAGATGTTGAGGCATAGTTCCCCCCAAACATTGTCCAAGAACCTTTTTCGATTTCCTCTTCTGGAACGATTTTGACAGTGCCTGGCAGATTCCCTGGCATCAACTTAACCGCTGGGATATCAACGTCTGGGCCGAACGGGCCGTCCACGTTAGTGACGCACAAAGTGTGATACTTACTGGTTACACCACCGTTTGTACAATCCATATCGGTTTGTGCATTTCTATAAACATAAACTAACATACCCATTATTCTGCCCTCCAACCTAATTTGTTATCTTCAAGAATGATGTCTCTGACCCTTTCTCTATCGAGCGAGTCTCCGCCACCCCAAGTCACTTCATCGTTCAAACTATTAATGTATTTTTGAACAGCGTTCAAAACCATTTTATCAGTCATACCCTTAATAGGGTAGATACCTTTTTCTGCATTGTAAAACGAATCAACGTAGACAATGAACTCAGACATTATTGAAACGATTTGTTTAATTTTTTCATCAGTCATTATACCAACTCCAATCCAGTTTCCCAAAGCTTCCAAGCACCGTCATAGGTGTCAAACCCATACTCATCAGCAAAGTCCATTGAAGAACTGTGGTAGACAGTACCAAGACCTTTGGTTTTCACGATGTAAGCAACCATTTTAGGGGTGGTTGCGAAACCGACAGGATTTCCTACACCAGCGTAGAACTCAATCCCACCATCTCTTGCACCGATAAAATCAATCATTTTTAGTCCTTTCTCTCAATTACAGATATACTATACCTGTTCTTAGAACAAAAGTCAAGCATTTTCGCTAAAAAAAAGCCCTTGAAAATCAAGGGCTTATGATTTTTATTAAAAATATTTTTTTCTTTATGTGAAAAAGTGCTAGTTTTTGCATATATATTCGTTCATAATTATCTAACGATGAAAGGGTCGTTCAATGTATTGGGGTTATCATGCAATGTTTGACTGTGCGTCTTGTGAATTGGACAAGGTACGGTCTAAAGAAAATATCGTAGCGTTTATTAAAGAGATTGTAAAAGAGATTGATATGGTTGCATATGGTGAACCTATGGTGGAACACTTCGCAACACATGACCCTGATAAGGCTGGTCACTCTTTTTGTCAAATGATTGAAACGTCTAACATTACTGGTCACTTCGTTGACAAGAATGGAGATATCTATATTGATATCTTTAGTTGTAAAGAGTACAATCCAAATACAGCAAAGGATGTAATTGTCAAGTATTTCAATCCATCAAAAGTAAGATTGAATTACATAACTCGTAACGCTGGGTAATGCCGTTATGGAAGCACGAATATGGAATTACTCTGGATGGGTAGAAACAGAAACATTTGACAATAAAAAAATAAAAGAGTATTACGATACTCTTTTATTAAAGTCTGAATTTAATATCTTGGGTTATATTGACCATACGTTTGAACCGCATGGATATACAGGACTCTGGTTATTGTCAGAATCACATTTTGCGATACATACATTCCCAGAGGAATGTAAATACTACATAGAACTTTCGTCCTGTATAGAGGATAAGTACGATAACTTTATCAGAAATGGAAAGTTAGATTAAAAGACCTTTTCTTTGTAACTCTTTTTCTCTTCTTTCCAAGTCCATAAGGTCAACTGATTTGGAAAGGTATTTCTCTGCCTGCTCACGCTGTCTTGCATAAGGGTCAGCAAAAAGAAAAGAGTGAATATAATTAAAAAACCTTTTCACTTGAACTTCTCCAAGATTAAGTTTTTTGCTTGTTCGTGATATCCTTGTCTAGAAAGTTCTGCAGCTGCTCTTGCAGTTCCAACTCTTTCCATCCAGTTATAAACTGTTTTTGCAATCTTTTCACAGAT